GTTACATTAGTGATGTAGTCAAGCTTCGCTTGGACTTGTTTCAATTCACTTTATAGAAGTAAATTCAAATACTAACAGTGACACGGTCCTTAAATGTCAAGTTTTACACCCTCCTAAAACGATAAAGACGACCATCACCGTCTAGATGGCTACACATATTCCTTACCGCATTTAAATCACGCCCAATGCAACCATGCCCACCACTTAACGTCTTATACGTTAGGATTGCATACACGCTCTGGGCACGACCATTTTTCAATACCTCTAAGTTATTACATCTCGCCTCACTAACATGGCTTAAAGCTGATGTACGAAACTCATCTAAATTATACACCTTGCTAGTTCTAGAAATTATCCTTTTTAAACCTATTCCTGGAGTTGGCGCCTTCCCTAGTAAATTACCTCTACCATCCCAGTCTCCATAAAAAATTGGACGCTCTCCAAACTTCTGGTTCCAAAGTTTAAGAAGAATGAATTCTTGACCACTCTCTTAATAGTTATCATAATGGAGACTACAATAAAAATCGCCACTTTCACGCTGGTTCTCGCATTCTTCGTAATGGCAAATATGGTCACTGCAAAACCAGCTTTCACCAATAGTTCCATTGGTACAGCGAGTCTGATTTGTTCCTAGAGTTGATTGACAGTGATGTTCAACGCAGAACATACTATCACCAGTATTACGTTGACGGCAATTGTCCCTTTGACAAACATGACGAACACAGAAATTACTATTATTTGCGACTGGTCTACAACAGTCGCTAACTACACATAAACAATTATCACAATAAATATTAGGAACAAGAGCGAAACCACTACATTGTACTTCTTCATCATTGCGATCAAAAACATTTAGGCAACGATTGACGCAAGGCAATTTGGAAAGTTCATGTCTGAGCATTGTGTCGTGGGCAGCGAGTTCAGATTGTTGAGTATATTGGTACCTGTGTAATTCATCGCGGAGATGACCTTCAAATTGAGTGGAATGAATAGTACATAACATGTATGGTGATTGACGATTACGTGCATTAGGGCATACTTCACCATTTTCGACAAAACTGCAGAGACACTCTTGACAAAAGTCATATTCACGTCCATGTTCTTCACGTCGATCAACAAAACGCTTTCGATGGCACAATGCACTCTCGCATCGATGTTCATCACAAAAGATAGTTTGCTGGCGTTGATGATTCAATGATCGATGATTTCGACATAGATCAACACTGCAAGTATGAAGTGGACAAAATAGTCCATGGTCTAGTCGAACTTCGTTGCAATTACGAACTTGACAACTATTCCCACTATCAGGCCAAAAATTATCGGTGGTTGGCATTACATCATTGGTGGTGTCAGTGTCAGTGGAATTGTTATTGTTATTTTCGGTGTTTGATGAAAAACTGCTGAATGCTTCGACTTGAGTGGCAGACATGAACGGTGAATATATATAAAATTTAACGAAAAGTAGATTTTTTTTCATTTTTTTTCTTAAAGACTACTTTACTATTAGTTGTATATTATGCAAACTAATATTAATACTAATGATAGTGACAATAGTTCCAGTGACGAGAATAATATTATAGATGATGATAGTGAGTCATCACAAACACCATATCTGGAATCAAATTTTAGTATACCTATTAGACCAAGAATACCTATAATGGCAGTTAATAATGAGACTGAATCACAAAATACAAAAGTAGATTCAATAATAACCGCAAATTGGGTGTGTCCGATTTGTCATCAGGATCAGGTACATCCAATGATGATTATTGTGTGTGGACACTCTTTTTGTCAAGGTTGTCTGGAACAAGTTACTAACTGTCCAGAATGTCGACAGGTTTTCAATCTGGCTCAATTAAAAACTAATTATAGTTTGATGTCGAAAAAATCAAAGTCGGAGGTGAAGGTCAAAAGAACACTTGAAGAACGCTTTGAAAATATTAACAAATTACATCAACAACTAATAAAACAACAAACTCGCGAGTTATTAGAATTGTTATTGGAACTTTTAGAAAAACAAATGATCAAACAAACATCACTGGATCATTATTCGATCATAATTGATGGAGATATTGATCAAGTGATATTAGAACAGATAAAAGAAGAACTCAGTAAACAAGAAATAGAACTCAGAATTAATAAATTTATCAGTGTGGTACAAAAAACGAATAGCTACCATTTCAATATTTTTCTCAACAAAAAGGAAATCGAGGAAAAAGAGCGGGATCGAAATCGAGTAATTAGTAATATTTTTTATCTAAGTTAACTTTAAGGTCCCTCATATAAACAAAGGAATCTGAATTATAGCGGTTTATTTGATCCACCCTGGTTCTCTTTATTTTTGGCTTTGATTAGTTCTGAAAGTTTGATAATATTACTGGTGGCAACGTTGTTATCGTTTAGAAGAAACCAGTTGATTTCTGAGAATTTTAGTGTTAATGAGAGATCAATTTTGGTTTTAAATATTCTCATTTGTTTAGTAATTTGTTGAAAATCATTTTTGATTTTAAAAGTTTTATCATCAATGATTTCTTTCACTTCCACTTCATAACTTTCGATTTCCACCGATTTAATAATTTGTACTTCGATTTTTTCCCCTTCTTTTAAATAATGTTGATGATGGGATTCAATATTGAGGTCATCTTTTGACTTCGATTTCAAAACTCGGGCGATCTTTATTTCTTTAATGTTAATGGGTATCCCACTACTATCACAAAAATTGAGAGTTAAGTTGTCTAAATAAATGGGTCTAGAAAAAGTTTGGAAACATTCTTCTGGAACATATACTAAACTCCCTTCTCGGTTGGCCATAAACAATATTTTACCAAAAGTTCTAGTTCCATTAGAAAGATGACACCTTCCATTAATTTCCTTAAAATTAACAAATAAATATGGTTCATTAACCAGGGAATGATGAGGTGAAACGATAATACTGACAAGTTCGACACGAGAAATATTACCAAATCGAGAAAATTGAAAGCAATAATCTGGTATATGATTGTCATTAGAAATACCGTCGTTTCGGAGATCAAGGCTCAAATTATAATCAATCAAATAAATATCTTCCATTGGGGGTAAAACATTATACTTTAAATATTCACTGGGTTTGAGGTATTTATCCATTTCGTTATGGGGATCAACTTTGGCTTCAGCTTCGCGATTCAAGCTAGTCTCCGAGTCAATATCACCGCGGAGATGACTATGACCGAGTGTTAATGTTGGTCCATGAACACTTTGTTGATTAGCAGGGCGAGGTAATATATGATTTTTTGATTCTTGGTTATTTTCTAATGGTTGAGTGACAATATTATCTGATCCTCGACCAGTAGTTTCAAATGGATCATTTTTACTTTCTGGAAGTTTCATTCCAGGGTATTCTTTTAGACGACTTTGGAGTAGTTGATCGACATTGGCTAATTGTTGTTTTTCTCTGTTTCGAGTATTGATATTTGTTGCCATGTAACCCGACTATATAAATTCAAATAGCAAGTTAATACTAAGTATAAACTTAGAGAATTAATAATATATATCCAGTATCAAAAATTGAACCAATTTTTTTAATTCATAATGCTCTTTATCGATAAGTATAATGTTGAACAGATTGAAGATGTTGTTTATAATAAAGAAATCTATAACTTAACAAGTCTTTTGGCCAAAAACAATACAGTGCCACATCTTATTGTCTCCGGAGATGCCGGAGTTGGCAAAAAGAGTTTAGTTAATTACTATATCAAAGAAAAATTCGGACTGGAACGAGTTAAAACCAGTCCCAAAAATATAAGCATTAAATGTTCTAATAAGGATGTTGACTTCAGTTTCATGTTTAGTAACTATCATTATTTAATCGAACCTTCAAAGTATGGTGTCTATGATAAACAAATTATTCAATATATGCTAAATGATATTTTAAAGTATAGGCCCATTAATAAAACTGATTATCACTTAATTGTTGTTAATAATGCCGATAGATTAACTGTAGAAGCTCAGCAATCTTTACGTCGAACTTTAGAAAAATTTATTAGTAACTGCCGTTTTATTTTTATTGTAAACTGTAATAGTAGTATGATTGATCCTATAAGAAGTCGCTGCTTAGTAATCAAACTAAATGCTCCCACCAAACTTGAAACTCATAATATGTTAACCAAAATAGCAAATAATGAAAATATTCAAATATCTTCAGAAAATTTGGATTGCTTGATTGATTATAATGATAATAATTTGAAGGAGTCGGTTAACCAGTTGCAACTTTTGTCAACTTTTAAAGTCAACTTGATGGAACCTGGAGTAATTGCCCGTAAATTATTTCAAAATGATAACTGTTATATAATTGCACGTTTTCTTTTGGTTAATGCAGGTCGTCAAATCGTAATCGCCGATTTGATATGTGATTTGCGTAAAATGACACAGGAACTGTTAATTGAATGTGTTGACCCCATATTGATCGTCAAACGAATTTTCCGTCATTTGTTTAATTATACTTCTAACTTGAACAATGATGATCTTTCTTGCAAACTAGTTGGAGCCGCTAATCATTATATCAATGGTCTTAAAAATTGTAACAAACCAATTTATTATATTGAAGGATTTTGTTTACAAGTTTATAGCTATCTTGATAGTACTGTAGTTGCAAGTCAAGTGAGTAACATACAAGGCCCAAAGGAAGTAATTTCCACGAAAAATAGTCCAGTTTGTTGACCAAAAGTAACTATTTTTCTAAAGTCAAACAACGTTTGTTAACTAACATTGAGGTGATACACATAAACTGGCAAAAATATTACCAAATAGACCACCAATTGCTAAAGGGACACCCTTTAAAAAGAACTCGAAACCGGGTAAATGGATAACCGACAGCAATATTTCTTTGACTTGTGGAATAGCATCCATAGCGGTGACTCCCACTAAATAACCAATAAATGCAAATAGAGTCATATAAAGACTAGTATATACACTAGCCACGGTTGTACCGTGAAAGTTGCGTAAAATCTCAAATATACCGGTTTGTTTGTCTGATTTGTTTATGAAACAGTAATACAAATAATTAGTAGTACTAAAAGCATAAGTAACTAGGAAAGTGATTCCGGCTAACCATAAGTAAAAATACCAATTAGTATTTACTAAAAGATAGGGATCACCGGCTAAAATATAATTAGAAACAAGATATGGTAGGGATAAAAGGGTTATGGCTAGAAATAGATAGTAAATGAGATAAAAAATCATATTCGATTCAATGTCAAACTATATAACGTTAGCAAGATATTTTTTAAAATTTTCGTATAACGAAAATGAACTTGAATCTCATTTCTTATCTATTCATTTCATTTTATATATTTTATTATTTTACTACGGTATCAAATAATTGGATACGGATGATAATAGTCTCTTTAAATTGTTTAAGAGTATGACGATCAACCGTCATTAGTTCGTATTCAAACCCTAAATAATCTTCTTCGACTGGAAAAACTTTGAGAGGTAAGGTTACATGAATGGTCGGATTTAAGATTATTAAATATTCAGACTTTAATTTGAGATGATTATTTAAGTCTAGATCAAGACATATTTCTTCATTTCGGATATTATCTTGTGTAACCACATAATCTAAGTCAACTATCGTTAATGTTTTCAAATATTTCTGGTATAAATAATTAGCAAATTGTAGTGCACCTAAAACCAATAATCGGTCCATTATAATAACATATAATAATATAGCTTTAAACTTTGATCTTGTTCTTGTGTATATTATAATATATGGTCGATCAGAAAAAATTAGCATATTATTTCAACGAATATCTACAGACAACTAGCGAAGATTGGAATTACATAACTCCTCAACAACTCTACCAATTATTATATAGTGAAGATCGTTTACCAGAAAAACCATGTTACCTTCTAGATGTGCGAAAGAAAAAAGATTATTTGAACCAACATATACCAGGATCAGTTAATATTTTTTGGCTTGATCTTTTCAAGGAGAAAAACTTAGAAAAATTGCCCAAAGATTGTCTTATTGTGTTGATTTGTTATTTGGGTCATACTGCAAGTCAGGTTCTAACATTATTAAAACTTTTGGGATATCAAGTTGTGGTCCTCAAATTTGGTCTTGGTTTGACACCAATTTCCGGTATTCCTATTGCTGGATGGCATCAATATGGGTATCCATTAGAACATCATCACTAGCAAATTTAACTAGAATTATCCGATTTCAACTTCACCCACAATAAATTATATTATTTCGTAAACTTAGGAAATAATATAATTTATGAATGGAATCTTTATTCCGGTAAATAAAATTTCAAGTTTACATCTCTCTGTGGAGCCATAACTCTGTGATTACTTAATAGACCATTAGGTACACATGCATCAAAAAGTCTCAGTTTATTTCTTAAACTGTTGATTATCTCGTCATTAGTTACTGTCAGATTTGGAACAGCTAAATAGAAAATAGCTGCGTCAAGATAACAAACAGCCAATCCTCTTAAAATATAGTAATAAAAGGCATTACTATTAATATTAATTACTTTATCACCAACTGTTAACTGGTTTACAGTATTAACGTCATAGTGTCGTAGTAAGAGTTTGGCTTTCCGAATAATATGCTTGCACTCTCTAGTCAGTCTTTGAAAGATAGCTTGCTCATCGTAATCATATGTATAAGCTAGATAAACTAACCACAAATAGAAAGTCTGTATTTCAGTAACCAATTCGTTTGGATTAACTGGTACTTGGTTATTAATCGAAAACCCCGAATTCTCTTTTACTTTATAAAGGCTTGGCAGTTTTACTTTTTCCAAATCATAATAGTGAACCAATTCATGGAGTAAACGGTTAGTCCAATCTTCCTTGCGCCATATAACCATATAACGGTCATTTTTTATGGGACTTAGAAAACATAGTGCACTATTAACTTCAGCAACACTAGTCGTAGTTTGATAATTATTTGGGTTGATGCAGTAACCTTCTTTCTGGAGAAGTTGAGCTTCTTGTTTTAGAAAAGTGTTGATTTTATGACAAGAGGCTTGCTTTGGTAACTGCTTTTTGAAGTTGGTGGGATAAAAATAAAGTATTAGATTATTGTTGATATTGTGTGATATCTTATCATTATAAAGTGAATAAACAGTTTGTAGTATTTTACTTATTTTTTCAATAACTTTTAATAATTCATTTGAAGTATAAGGTTGTTTTGACACAATAGTTAATACTACTTTTACTGCTTTATTTAAACTTTTACTAGGAATCGGTACTTCAAAAATAACAGTCTGTTGATGAAGATATTTAGATAGAATAGTCTCCCTGATTTTTAAAGGAACAAAGCGTCCACTCAATATATCAAAACAAAGACGTTCTGGTAAGATTTTCTTATGAATTAAGTTGGATTCAATGTTATTAAATTGGCTAATAATTTGATGATATAGTGGATGATATTGAAGACAATGATAGATCTGATGTTTATTTAGTGGTGTTCGCTGTAGAAATTTTAGCAGACGCCAAATCATTGCGTTTTGAGTCTCAATGTTTATAGTTTGGAGAAGACTAATATGATGATTGTCTAATTTCGGTAAGTCTGAATGTTGATAATGTATGATTTTAGGCACAGAATAATTTTGAAAAGTTCTTCCGTGAAGAGTGATTTCACCGAATGTACTTGTAGCAAATTTTTGGAGGATATTTTTGTCATTCGAGATTTGTTCAACGAGTTGCAGTTCCATCATACTTTATGATAATCGCTCCTATATTACAAAGCAATTATCATAATGTAAAATTCGGTTACCCTATGTCTTTAGATCAAGACCGGTACAGAGCTCAAAATGGTCATTATTATTAAATTTACCCAGTAAACATAGAGTTTCAATTACGTTTTCAGTCAAAAATTCTAGGTCTCTTTGACAACTATTCAGACGACGGAAACAATTATTTCCACTTATAGTATCCCAAGTCTCAGCTAGAATATGAGGATAAAAAGGTAAGGTGGTATAGGTCGTCAAAATAAACACCATTATACTAAAACCTAAACCA